AAGCGTGCGAACAGATTTTACTGGTAGATAAAGTATCTCCACTGATCCCTATATAGGTGGAACTAGGAAAAGAGGGGCACACAGACCACGCACAAAATCCTACAGACCCCGAACCACCGCCCAAGGACCACGGTCAAAGAACGAAGAAAAGCCGAAACAAAGAAGATCAGCCAATAACCCTGGACCGATCATGATCGCGGTCGCCTCGCTACGCTCGGCGACACACGGACCACAGTCAAAGAAAACGAAGAAAACGAAGAAAACCTAAAACCAAAGAAGAAAGTCCACCGTCCGTGGCACATGGATCAAGATCATGATCTTATATTTTAAAAATAAAAAAGGGAGCCGAAGCTCCCTTGGGGGGAAGTTGGCTTACGCCAACTTGAGACTACCGATTTTATTAATATCGTAGTTAAGATGAGTCTTAGCTCCTTTAGGGTACAAAGTACCGTAATGAGCTAACGCGTCATCGTAAGACATACCGTTGACAGCCTTAGCACGGTTGACGTTCTCGTCAGCACGAGCCTTATTAGGCACAAAGGTAAGGGATTGAGCCACAACACTAGGCTTGATAGTAGTAGTAGCTTTTTTAGATTTAACATTAGACATAATTACCTCCTATTTGAATTATTAACTAATATACCTAGTATAGTCAAAGTATATAAAAAGTAAAGTATTTATAGTAAAAAAAGTCCTTTAATTTTTGAGCGGTGTCCGCTGACGCGGACACACGGACCGCTGACGCGGACCACACAGGCGTCGCCGTAGGCGGCGCACACAGGACAACGGACCGTTGCCCTATGACCGAAGAAGAAAAAGCCTAAAAAATTGCAACTGGAGGATCTGAGCGGTCGCCGCTGACGCGGCGACACACAGGTACCCCACCCCCCTTATGGCTAGTAAAGGAACTGATTATACACGTAAGCATAATTTGCGTGGTCATAAGCTATAAACTTTACTTTTGACATGGCTACTATAGAATAGGGACTCCTAGTTAAAATTTTTTGCAAAATTTTTTTAGATATGAGAGACTATTTGAAATCAATTAATAAAGTTTGTCCTTTTAGCCTAGAGTATTTTGACAAGGGAGAAATACCCATGCTCCACTATACAGAGCCTTTAGTACGTGAACTATACGATGAACTTGAGAACTATCCTGCTATTCTTTTTAAAGTTCATACCTCGATCTGTCGCAATGTACTAGAGTCCAAGGCACACGAACTAGCGGACACTTATCCAGATGCCGAGTGGTTTTGGTCACACCCTGCGGACGGTAATAATTCGACCCCTGTCCCTGTGCTCATAATGCAAAATAGAGAACATTTGGCAAGTAAGCGTAAGGAGTATAAAATTAAGCGGTATGGCTAAGCAATGGGCAAAAGAAAAAATTACATCTATCAAGAAGAAAACTTCTATAGGTAACTCACGTTTGAGCCACGGTGCAGGCACCAATAAAAATCAACGACGTAAAAAATACAGAGGGCAAGGCAAATAAAAACTAGCTCCGCAAAAGCCAAGGGTCGTCGCCTACAACAGTGGGTAAGGGACAAGCTTATAGAACTATTGTCCGTGGACCCAGAAGATATTGAATCACGACCCATGGGCAGCTCAGGTGAAGACCTGATTATGGGAGTACAAACTAAAAAACTATTTCCTTATTCTATTGAATGTAAAAACCAAGAAGCGGTGAACGTGTGGAAAGCTTATGAGCAATGTTCAAGCAACACTAGTAAAAATGTGGAAAGTCTAGTTATAATAAAAAGAAACAAAAGTAAACCGTTAGCTTTAGTTGACGCAGAATACTTTATCAACCTACACAAAGACGATGGATGAATACCAAGAATATCTTAGACTATTCGGCGACTTGCCCTTTGGTATGCGTCCAGACTTTGATACTTATAAAAAACAAGTAAGTGCACAAACAGCACGCGACACTTTAACTCAAGGTATAGCAGAGGGAGATTTAGATAAAGCCTATAAAGAAGGCTTTGAAAAACTTCCGTTAATGGACCAATTACTTTATGGCGTGGCACCTGTCACTGGCGAAGCATTGGCTACATACGAAATACCAGAATTTAAAGAACGTGGTGATACAGCTAGAAAAGAAGGTAGAAAGTTAGACGCAGCAGGTAACTATTTAGTTAGTGGTTTAAATTTATTAAGCATGGTTCCTGTAGTGGGTAAAACTGCAGGTCTAGTAGACGACGCAGTAAGAATATTAGGTAGAGGTACACGTGCTAAAACACAAGACGGCATGGGCGGTGGAGCCAAACTTCCTCCTCCCACTAGCACACCCACAGCTTTTGAAACTCAAATTACAGCAGGCATAAAAAATAACGAAAATGTGTACACCTCTCGCCCAGCTACTACGGTTATAGAAGAGAGTGTGGTAAATAACCCTAAGTTTAAAAATTTAATAGATATAGTGACAGATAAAGTTAATTTGTATGCTAAAGAATTAAGATCAAGTTATAATTACACATGTGGTAATTCTTGGTTTAACATATATAAAAAAGGTGATTACCAAGAATATCATTATCATTCAAATAGTCATTTTAGTGCTATATTTGTTTTACAGACACCTGAACCTTGTCCAGTAGTAACTTTTGAAAACCCTTTACCAGATATGTTACCATTAAAAAATTTAGAAATATGTGATATAAATGCAGAAACTTATCATGTAAAAGATATGAAAGAAAATTGTTTACTTGTTTTTAGATCTTATCTAAGACATATGGTATCGCCTTTACAAAAAGACGGAGAAAGGATATCAATAGCATTTAATTTTTAATATGAGTTTTAAAGAAAAAGGTTATCAAATAATTAGAAATGCTATATCACCTGAGTTAGCACAATTCTGTCATAGATATTTTACATTGAAAGCTAAGGTATTTAAAAGAATGTTAGAGAAAAAAACTGTTTCTCCATACATAACTTTTATGGGTACATTTAATGATCCTCAAGTTCCAAACTCTTATGCACACTATGCTGACATAGTTATGGAAACTCTCTTAATAGATATGCAGAAAAAAATGCAAGATGAAACTGGTTTAAATTTAGTTCCTACTTATTCTTACGCAAGAATATATTACAAAGGAAATGCTTTAACTAGACACAAAGATAGACCTAGTTGTGAGATATCTACTACTATGAATTTAGGTGGAGACATGTGGCCCATATATATTGACCCAACTGGTGAAGATAATATTGAATATATTACAGAATCAAACAGTAAAATAATAACAGAAAAAGCACACCCTGGTATTAAAGTAGATTTAAATCCTGGTGACATGCTTATTTATAAAGGGTATGATCTAGAACATTGGAGAGAGATCTTTGATGGAGATATATGCACACAAGTTTTTTTACATTATAATAATATAGGTTCAGATTGGTCAGAAAAAAATGAGTTTGATGGTAGAGAGTTTATTGGTTTACCAGACACTTTTAAACGTAAGACCAAATAAACTACTATCCCCTCTTCCATAATCTCCTGTTGGATGAAAGTTACAAGCTATAGAATATCTAGTATTTTTATTTTTATTACGAAGTATGGAGTGTCTTAGATAAGATGGAAAAACTACTAAAAATCTATCTAAAGGTGTTATGTCCCAATAATTAGAATTATAAACAGTATACTTTTCAGGAGATATTTCCATATTGGTTTCATTATTGTACTTAAAAAATCTTATAGGACTACTTTTATAATTATAATAAACAGCAGAAAACATATTATTAGAATGTTTGTGAGTATCGGAAGATTCACCAGGTTCAGTTTTAGTAGCCCAAGAAGTTGTTAAAGACAATTTTGTTTCTTTGTTTCCAATGATTTTTTGTGAGAAGTTATCTATGGCTTGTTCTATTTTAACTTTTAAACCTTTTAAATTTTCGTGGTTATTTAAAATATTTAGACTTTCACTGATAGAGCTGTGATTAGGTAATTTATCTATACCTTTATATTTGACAGATTTTAAAGTTTCCTCTATTTTATCCTGATTTACATGTTCAATTTCATAGATTGTAAGAGGTGTAGCGAACAGAGGTATTGTTGCAATTTCTTTCATAAATTGATATTTTATGATACTATTTACAAAATTACAAGGTTATTATGTTACAAAAGATAGGCTTTCAACCAGGATTCAATAAACAGATTACAGAAACCACAGCTGAAGGACAATGGGTTGATGGGGATAATGTAAGATTTCGTTATGGTACACCTGAAAAAATAGGTGGCTGGGCACAGTTAGGTGAGAATAAACTAACAGGTGCAGCCAGAGCCCTGCATCATTTAGTTAATAATATTGGAACTAAATACGCAATCATTGGAACAAACAGAATTTTATATGCTTACACTGGAGGTGTGTTCTATGATATACATCCAATTAAATCTACCAACACTTTAACTAATGCGTTTAGTACAACAAATGGTTCAGCATCTGTTACAATTACATTTAGTTCAGATCACGGGATTATTGCAAACGATATTGTTCTTTTAGATAACTTTACTACGATTACTGGATCAGATTATACGGCAGCAGATTTTGATGATAAAAAATTTATGGTTACATCTGTGCCATCATCTACAACAATAACTATTACAATGCCCACAGCTGAAACAGGTGCAGGTGCAACTACATCAGGCGGTATTAGAGTACAACATTATTGGTCAGTTGGACCTGCTCAACAGTTACCTGGATTTGGTTATGGATTAGGTCAATGGGGTGGAACAGTATCTGGAGAAGCTCTAACGACTTTAAATGGAAACATCAATGCTGTAACAACTACAATTGTATTAACTGACGCTTCTTTGTTTCCGACTTCAGGAATTAACTACGTACAAATTAATAGTGAAGAAATTTCATACACAGGTATTACTGGTAATACCTTAACCGGTGTAACAAGAGGAGTTAGAGGAACAACAGCAGCTTCTCATACTAGTGGAGATACTGTTACAAATACATCTGATTATATTGGATGGGGTGAAGCAGCATCAGGAGACTTTGTAGTTGATCCAGGTTTATGGTCTATTGATAATTTTGGTACAAAAGTAATTGCACTAATTCACGATAGCGCATGTTTTGAATGGGATTCAAATGCAGCAGGTGCTGTAAATACTAGAGCAACTATTATAGCAGGTGCACCAACTGCATCTAGAGAAATGTTAGTATCTACGCCGGATAGACACTTAGTATTCTTTGGTACTGAAACAACTATTGGTGATCCGACTACACAAGATTTAATGTTTATAAGATTTTCTAATCAAGAAGATATTAATACATATGCTCCAACTTCTGTTAATACAGCAGGTACACAAAGACTATCAGATGGATCAAGAATTGTAGGAGCTGTTAGAGGTAGAGATGCTATTTATGTTTGGACTGATACATCTTTATTTATAATGCGTTTTGTTGGTGCTCCATTTACTTTTGGGTTTACTCAAGTAGGTACAAACTGTGGATTGATTGGTGAAAGTGCAGCAATAGAAGTTGATGGTGCAGCTTATTGGTTTTCAGAAAACGGCTTCTTTAGATATAGAGGAGGTCTTGAAACTATGGTTTGTTTAGTGGAAGATTATGTATTTAATGATTTAAATACTACAGCGTCACAATTAATTAATGCTGGATTAAATAATTTGTATGGAGAAATAACTTGGTTCTATTGTTCTTCAGGATCTACGGTTGTTGATAGATGTGTTACCTATAATTATATGGAATCAACTTCACAAAGACCTATTTGGACTACAGGAAGTTTAGCTAGAACTACTTGGGTAGATTCATCTGTATTTGGACTACCACATGCTACTTATTATAATGCAGGAGATGATGCATCCTATGACGTTGTTGGTAATACAGATGGATCAACTATTTACTATGAGCATGAAAAAGGAATTGATCAGGTTCAAGGAGCCAGTGTAACTCCAATCACATCTAATATTGAATCCGGAGACTTTGATATATCTGCAAGAAGAGGTATTACAGGTCAGTCTACAGGAATGCCTGATTTAAGAGGTGATGGTGAATATATTATGAAAGTTAGAAGATTTATTCCTGACTTTTTATCACAAACTGGAGATACACAAGTAACACTACAATTACGTAATTATTCTAATGATTCATATTCAGGTTCACCACTTGGCCCCTTTACAATTACATCATCTACTGATAAAGTAGATACACGTGCTAGAGGTAGAGCTATGTCATTAAAGATAGCTAATACAGGTTCATCTCAAAGTTGGAAACTAGGTACATTTAAATTAGATATACAACCTGACGGTAGAAGATAATGGCAGTAGATAAAAAAATTAAATATGAAGATCAACCTGTAATACAAGGTGGAGTTCAAAACTATTTAGGTAAACAGCCTCAAGTTATGGCTCCTAGAAAATGGCAATCTTCTCCAGATAAACCAGCTACAGAATTAGCTTATATTACAAAAGCAGAAAAAGATTTACTTCTTAAAAAAGATTTACACAATTCATTAGAAGGTACACCTAATAAAGGACCAGGTGAATTAATAAGTTTAAATGGTTGGGGTGATGCTAGTGATGGTTTTGGAAGTAATAACAATAATTCCTTTTCAAAATTTTTGTATTTCGGTGTTTTATACCTCCTGCCCTGCCAAGCATCATTAACGGATAACGGTTTTATATGTATTCTCATTTGAATAAAGTTAGATTGTCGAGCATTTTATGACATTCCCTGCCAAGGATTTTCTGATTTTCTTCACTCCAAAGGATTTCCACGAATCCCCCCTCTTTAGCCTCTTTGCGTGAAATTAGGTGAGCAACGTCAATAGGCTTGCAATCGTTTCTTTTACAATGAGTACAGAAATTATATCCATGCTCGATTAACTGCTGATCCAGCAGCCCTTTTGCGGTTTCTGCACTCTTACGGTCTATTTGTGCCGTAGTCCATCTGTTTCCAAAGCTGTCTGAATAAGTGTTCATTTTTGACTGTTTATTAAACCTTCAATACTTGGAAAGTCAATTACCACCCCCTTTTCACCGAAGAATTTTACTATCACATCGGTTATATCGTTTATTTGGTGAGTGTCTATTTTTGTTGTGCTTTTAATATCGAATAAAGCAATTTGTATCGGCCTCCAAAAAAACTCCTTTACAACGTGTGGGGTATATCTGGTTGTTAACTCCTGGCCTTTTAGCACGAAGTAGTGACATTCTAAACCCATTTCGTTAAGCTGTTCAGATATGATAGTAAAGAACAAATGAAGGGCTTTGTTTTGCTGCCCTGTTCTAGTGCTTTGTTTTTTGGTCAACTCAAAAGGGTTTCCGGCTTTGATTAGTTTTTCTAACTTGTCTCGGGCCATTTGGCTATTACCTGATATGTTAGGGTTGTAGATCATTTATTTCTTACTTCGTTATAATATCTATCTCGCTCTAATTGAGCCTGTTTAACGGCTTTTGATAAATTTTTGAAGTGTTTGTCCGTCTCGTATAATTCCGTAGTGTCTGGAACTATCTTAAAATCAAATACCGTAGCGTTTTGCTTTAACCAATGTTCAAAGTTTGGAACGTTGTGAGTATCGATTTCGATTGTTGTGTTTATTTTTGTGTTCATCCCTTTAAAGCTGTTTCGTATTGTGCCGCATTGGCCTTGGAAATTTTAAAGTATTCCCTCAAAGAAGATAACGAAGAGCCTTTTTCAAGTGCGCCATTCCATTCCTTACTGCCAACGTTTAGCCAAGGCTTATCTTCAGAAGATGTTTCTGCCTTTTTAGTCGTTACGCTGTTTGCGTCATCATCTTCAGCCTGTAATCCAAGTAAAGAAGTAAGGGTATATCTTCGGTAATAAGTAACCTCTGAACCTCTTTTTTGTGGGTCTTTTATATCGGTTAAATCCATCCCGCTGCTAACTATCTCCCCTGTGTCGATGTCTATAATTTCCGTAGTTACAGAACCGTTACTAATGGGTTGTAATAGCAGCAGCCCGTTTTCCTGAAGCAAGGGCTCAACGTGTTCCAACAAGCTATTCACATCAAAATACTTTGACTTGTAAAAAGGATTACTTGTATCTTTGCTAATTGTTCCTATTTCTTGTTGTAAATTAAATAGCTTTTGATTAATGCTTGTTTCTTTCATAACCTAAAATTAATTGTTTTTTGAGTTTTTCGTTTTCGTATTGCAGTTCTAGGACCTTGCCCCAAAGTTCTGCTTTAGTGTACTGTTCCATATTGTAAATATATAAAAAAATTTTAATAAAAAAAAGGGTAACATTTTACTGCTACCCCTTTTTCTAACAAAGAACAATATACAAGAATTAATCAAGTAAGCTTTTTCACTCTTTCTGTATAATCAGCAATCATTTCTTCTAACTCGATATTTGTAAATTTACGCAGTTCACGACTTTCATGAAGACTACAGATTAGATAACTGTAAAAGAGATGGTATAAAAAGTTCTGAAGATAGAGACTTTGAAGTTAATAACTTTGTAAAAAGT